TTAGCTTTTGTTGAAATTATATAACTTAACGCAGTTGCATAAGACATAGGTTTTGATAAATTACATTTTTTATCTAATGTATTATAATGTTTAATACATTTTTCTTTCCAGACTTCTTTAGAATTTTTACTAAATTTATATAAATACACTAAATATCCAAAGTCTTCATTTTTAAAATCATATGCGTTTAATGCTTCAAATGCAATATTTGCATTATCAGTATCTTCTGAATTTAACATTGTTAAAATGTTTTTTGCTTCTTCTCTAGTTAGCTTCATAATTGTTCTCTAATTTGTTCTACTCTTTCCATTATTTACTTTTTAATGTTAAAACTAACTCTTGAACTTTATCCATTATATCATCCTTAAGTTCATCAGTAAGTGTTTGTAATTCTAAACAATACAACCACATATAAAATTTATCTTCTTCTTCATCTTCTTCCATCAATCTTCAGTTTTAAATAAGTGTATGCCAAGTTTAAGATCTTTTATTAATTTTTCACTAAATGGTTTTTTAATAGTAGGATGCATACTTTTATTATCTAATACTAAACCATCTTTTCCATTTTCATCTTTAATTGCAAAAGCAACATATATTTGATGACCATGATATTTATCTTCAGTGAGTATATCACCTCTTTCAAATGGTAAAGATCCAGGTATCATACTTAGTTGATATTCTCCAGTTACTTTTATATAAGTACCTTCCTCTATTACAGTATCTACTGTAAATATGTTATTCATCTTTTCCATTAGTCTCAATTTTAGTAATTACTAATTTAATTGCTGTTTTAAAACCAGCTAAAAAACCTACATATAAATCTGGTTGAGGATCACCATAGCTTTCTTCCATCATATACTGTTCAGCCATTTCTCTTAAAATATCATCAGTTATATCTTCCATCAGTCTTCAATTTTAAAAGTTCTAATCATAAGTTCTTTATTAGTTTTAAATAACTCTATAGCTTTCAAAAACCCAGCTTCATAACCTTCTTTTATATTAATTTGGTTATCATAATCAGTTATAGTGCTGACTCCCATTTCTAATTTTATTTTGGATTCAGCATATTCCATAGCTAATCCCCAATGATTAATGTAATCTTCCATTAGTCTTCAATTTTTAAGGTTTATAATCAATTTTTATTTCTAAAAATAACCATGCATAACTAGCATGCATTCCTTTTGATTTTTTTGGAATTAATTTCCATTCCAATAAATTAATTTTTAATGTTATTTGTTTCATTAGTCTTCAATTTTTAAACCTTTAACTTTTATTAAATACTGTTTGTATTCTTCTTTAGTTAGTACATGTAGTCCTTCATATGTTTCACCTGCATCAAATATTTTTTTTACAGCATATAAAACATCAATAGTTTTCATGTACATTTCACCCATAAATGATACTTCTCTATCAATTAAAGAAGGATCTAAACCTACTGAGGTTACTTTCTTGTCTCCATCTTTTGTTACAGTAAGTGCCATTACTAATTCTGATTCATCAGGATTTGCTTCATTTGTGAAAACTATTCTGATCTGTTCATTTTCTAATTTAATTGTTTTTACTTCTCTCATTAGTATTATATTTTTATTTGATTAAAAAATCTACCTAAGATATTTCCATTAAGAAATTCATCACTCTCTAGTACTTGAAATTTAAATTGATGTTTTACTTCTTGATAAGTTAATTCTTTTGCTGAATAACAAATCAATAATATCTCTCTTTTAATTACTACACCTGCTTTGTGTGCATCCTTAAGAGTTTTATTACTACTGTAATAATTCATGAAGTCAGCTTTTGATTCCTTAGTATATTTCTTTAACCTTTTATCAGTTACTAATGCTAAAGCTTTTTTACCTAACTTCTTCTTTCTATTTGCATAGAAGTTTTTTTTACCTATGTATGCTACAAACTTACCATCTATAATAGCAGTCATGTAATAAATAAATCCTACTGCTCCTTCTGGAATACATGTCTCATCAAAGTCTCCTGCATTATAAACCCAACTCATAAAAATTTTGCTTTACCTGTTAATACTTTTGTTAATATAGGATATAATACAATACGAGTATTGTCTAATCCATGGTCTCTTATAGAATCTGATAGATCCTTTTCCATTTGTAAATGCACAGATGGTATATCATATTCAAGTTCATATTTTTTCATTGACTTAATACCTGCAGTATCATTATCAAACAGCGTACATATCTTATCATACTTAGATTTGAGTTTTAAAATATACTCAATAGGTATCATTGTATTCTCACTGTCTGGTGCTATAACATCTACACCATTAAATCTTAAAGCTTTAAATGACATTAGATCTTTAAGTGAGCTGCAGATAAGTAAATACTTTCCACTTGTCAACTGTTCTGATCCTTGTATATAACTGCTTACTTTAATAAACTTTTTATTTGTTTGCCCTGGCTGATAAATCTTATACAAGGAACCATCACCTTTAAAATATCCATAGACACATTCTTTTTCTACATTAACAGTATCAATCTTATCTCCTAATACAGTCTTAGACATTGAATAAAATCTTAATGGTTTTACATTATGTTTTTCTAACATTGCTGAATCTATATTGAATTGCTTCCAATACTTTGCATCTGTTGTATTCCATCCTCTTACTTCATAGGTATCTATCTTATACTTATCATGGTATTCCATTTCTCTAACAGGAGTTTTAGATACACCAGATTTAATACTTGTCTCGTAATCTAATAATATTTTGTCCTTAGCTTCACCAAAGGATAATCCATATAGAGCTTTTACTAATTCAATACCATCTCCACCTTTAGCACTTGAAAAATCTTTAAACCTATATTGATTACCAACAGTATATAAATACATTGATGGTGTTTTTTCTTTATTGAATACAGATTTCATCTTAACATCTTGGCCTGTAAGTATTTCAGTTAGGTTTAGATAATGTTGAAAAATCCACTGTGATGGAATATCTTCTATGAAGAATACATACTGTCCTAAATTTAACATTGTTCTAAAATAAAAAGAGGGGAGTATTACCTCCCCCCTTTAGTTAATAATTATTACATGTCAAATCCATCCATGTCAAATGCTTCATTGATTGTGCTGTTATCTACTTTAAAATCTTCAACTGCTTTAGTTTTAGCTTTCTTAAAGTGCATAGACTCTACATAAGTTAACAAAGGTTTGATAGATGTAAGAGACTTATATGGTGAATGCCATTCTCCATTAATCTTTTCAGACTTAGGTAAGAATAAAGTCTTTTTAGTTTTACCATCTTTACCAACATATTCTTCAGCTCCAATACAGAATTCTAAAAACTTATTTGCATAAGGTTTGTCAGCATTGAATGCCTCAACCCATGACTCAATAGTACTATACTTACCATTGGCAGCTCTAAACCATTCTTCAATTCCTAGTTCAGTACATAGCCCTAATAAAGCAGCAAGGATTTCTCTATCTCTAGAAATTTCTTTTCCTGTACGTGTGTGTACACCATCTTTAAATGCATAGCTACTTATCTTAACGTTACCTACGTAACCTTCATGCTTCTCACCATCAGGTTCATTCTCATCAATTGGATAACCTTCAAAGTCTGGACTAGGTTTCATAGTCTCTAAGTTCAACACTAAGAATAAAGCATTCTCTTCAGGCGCCCATGGTCTTTCCCATAACTGTATCTTGTTAATCTTTGCTTTATAATTTCCTGGATTTATTCCTTTATATCCTTCACCACTTCCACTACCAGCACCTGGCAACTGTATGTCTAATGTATTTAATCCCATCTTGTTTTTTATTTAATTTAATCAATATATATTTTATTCCAATTTGTTGTAAAGCTATCGTCATTTAAACTAGAGAGAACTATCTCTTGATTTCTTAAATGAACAGGCCTAGCACCACATGCTACATCATCTTTAGTTTTGAATGTAAGAATGTTTTCATTCCCTTTACGATATAGATATCCAATTGCATCTGAGTTTGAAGATACAATTCTTTTAATCTTACCTGTTAAGTCAAGATCCATAGAGCTTACTTCAGTACCTTTAGTTTCTATCTGTGAATCTTTAACATGTCCTAGTAGTATAACTCTTGGGGCTAATTGTTTAATGAGCTCAATAGTTTTTACAACTGCGTCTCTTAAGTATCCATAACCTTGTCCATTAGGTAAGTTAAGAACTGTACCATACTTTAATTTAGCTGATTCAGTATCTATTTTTCCATCAGGTGTCTTCATTATCCACCCTTTACCTATAGGAGTACTCATATACATGCGCTCAGCTTCTTTAATACACATAGTTTCTAATGCTGTAATTGTATCTACTGCAATATAATCATATGGTTTACCTGCTTCAATGATAGCTTTAGCTATTTCTTTGATCTCTTCTACACTTGTAGCTTTTAATTTTATAGCATCAACATAGTCAGAGCCTCCTTCTAAATCTAAGATTAAACAGTTAGGAAGTTCAGCAATCATGCTTGTCTTACCTACCTTTGGCTTAGAAAATATAATTAAGTTCTTAGGACTCTTAGTCTCTGCAGAGATCTTTGCTGTTGGAAGAATTATCTTACTCATTGTTTCTTGTCTAAGATTATATCATTTAACCAAGTCTTTCTACTTACTGGTCTCTTTAATAGCATTGCTGCCAAATCCCTTATAGTCATTTGATCTAAAGGAAGATCTTGATTAGGATCAGGAATCTCATCTTCTTCCCAAGGTAATGTTAACCCTTTGCTTGGACCCATTAGATTTGTTATGAAATCTTCATTAACAAGTTCTAATTCTTCAACTGGAATAATATATCTTATATTACCTGTCTCAGGATGTGGTTCAGACTTCTTATATTCTGTTGCATAATATGGATTATATGTCCATTTCCACAATCTATTTTGTGGATCTTCAGATACATAACCTTTACTTACAAAGTGTGTGTAGATATCTTTAGCCTTTGAGAAGTCTTGCTCAAAGAAAGATACCACAGGTTCTTTCTCACCTACTGGTGTATAGCATATCCTTGGTATAAATACAGGATGTGTTATGCCTAGTCTGTCAAAAGAATCTTTGTGTAAAAGCATAAGACTTTGTATCTTTTCACCTACTGTTTTTTCTTTTATCATTTTTAACTGTTATTTATTACTTATAATTTTCTTGTTGAAGTTTGTCTAGGAGGTGTTTCCATTTCCTGAATCTCCATTGTTTTATACATTGCTTTAAAGAAACTCATACGAGTATCTCCGTTTCTACACTTTATGAAATGAAATACTAGAACTGAATCATCTGCTATTATATATCTTTCTGGTCCATAAAACTTGATAAATTTCATGTAAGGTCTATTGATTCCTATAACTAAATCAGCATGCTGTAGTAATGCATCAGCTCCAAATAGATCAGATTCAAGTATGTAGTTTCCATATTTACCATCTTCATTTCTTTCAGGGGATTCAACAGATCTATTCAACTGACTTAGTATAATAAATATGATTGGGAATTTACGTTTTAGTTTTGTGCATGCCTCTCCTAGTTGGTATAATAGTTCTTGTTTATTAGAACCTTTAATTAAAATAGAGTGGTCAAGAGTTATAATAGTATTACAATGTATCTTAACGCCATCTACTTTAGTTGCATTTGATTCTAAATATTCTATAATTGTTGCTTCAAATTGCTCTATACTTGGAGGTGTTTCAACTTCATCAACAGGATACTTAGATGCTTCTTTAGCATACTCTCTACAGATATCAAAGTCTGATTCTTTTAATGGACCTTCCTCTTTCTTATCTGCATTAGCTAAGTATCTATATGACTTCTTTGCTACACTAGTGAATTCTCTTAGTCTTGCTTTTTCTGATACCATTTCAAGAGTAAACTCTAGAACTCTAATGTTTTGTCCTTTGTTTAACTTGAATCCTTCTCTTATGATTTGATCTTTGATTAATGTTTTTCCTGTACCTGGTCTTCCTCCAATGACTACCATTGAATTCCATTCTATTCCATCTACACCTGCATCATTTAATTTTTCCCATGGAGTTTTATAAGTATGTATTGTACCCTCCATTCTTCCTTTCATAAACTTAAGAGCACTGATGTAGCCCTCTCTCCTAGATTTCCAAGGAAGTGCTCCTCTATTTTCTGACATTATTGTTGGTTTAACTAAGTAAATATAGCAATTAATTATGAATTATACAACCTTTGTAATGAAAGTTGTTTCAATTTCTTGCTCTCCTGATAATATTATTTCACAATAATTTGCTAGGTCAGATGAGTATGTCTTATCGCTATCTTGTTTACGTACAAAATACTGCGATGTTCTCATGAACTTATAACTATTTCTTTCAAACTCATCAACATATCTTTCTGTTGCTTCAAGAATTACATCCCATGTAAAATCAAAGTTATCAAAGAACCATTTGAATGCATGCTTTAAATTCTTTACATTGGTCCTTGCATACTTACCTGTTGGTAGTTTTATAGATGGAAATGTAGTATTGTATTCAGATATCTTAGCTTCATAATCATCTCCCATAGAAGCAACTGCTCCATTCTTTACAAGCTTGATGAACAATACTTCAACAGATTTAATAAGTTTCTTACCTTTATCAGTTATGATTAGCTTATCATCTTTAGTTACAATGATATATTCATTATAGATTAAAGCGCTTAGTTCTAATGATACATTAATATCTTTAGTCTGTATGTTGTCACTGATAGACATGAGCAAATAGTACTGATTGGGTGTCAGCTTTTTGCTAGTCATCATATCAAATAATTCCTTCTGCACCAGCATCTTTATCTCCAATTATTTTTATGTAATAAAACTTTGGTAAAGTTTGAGTGTTATGATGTTTCTCATAATCTTCTGTACTCATTACCCACCCTATATCATTTGCTATTTCTATAAAATTATTTAAAGGAATATTATTAGGTGATAAGTTTTTCTCTTCGCAATACTTCATTAACCTATGATCGTTTTCAATCAAATAGATTTTTACTTTTTTGTTTACCATTTTATATCATAATTAGTCATTTGTTTAATTGTTTCTGTTATCTTTTTAAATATGCCATTACTCTCCCATACTCCTTCACTATATGCAGCAGCAGATGGATGATGACATTTATAAATAAAATTGTTCTCTTCTGGTATACTGCTTTCCCATTCTTGTGCAACTTTTCCTACTAAAGCATATACTATTCCTTGGTCTGTACTTAGCACGTCAAATAGATAAATCATAAAAGGTTTCCATAGTTCTTGATGTACACCAGTCATACCTATTTGAGTAGTAAGTGCTGTATTTAATAGTAAGATACCTTGATTAGCCCAATCTGCTAGGTCATATGTATGATTATGTTCTATTCCATCTTGATCTAGGGCCTTATATATACTTTTTAAATTAGGTTGAATGTGTGAGGGATGTTCAGTATTTTTGCAACTAAATGCAATGCCATCTGCAGCTCCTTCTTTTGGATAGGGATCGTGGTTTACAATAACAACTTTAAGTTTATCATATGGGCATTCAATAAATGCTCTAAATAAATGTTTAATAGTTGGCGTAAACTTTTTATTACTTGTTGATTGTCTTTCTAACTCTTGTAATATAGTTAAAAAGTCATCACTAAGTATGAACATTTTTAGTTTGTCTCCCCATCCTGAGGACTTTAACTGCTCATATAATTTGAATTGTATTTCTTTTAAATTTCTTGACATATAAATAAATTTATTATATTTGTTTCATGGATAAAGAACAAGTAGATGAATTCCCTAATGATGCTATAGTATCTATTAAAATCTCAGGTGCTTTTTATAAAAGACTTGCAAAAATGATGTTTGACTTTGCTAATACTGTTACTCCTGATCAATTTACTAAGATGCTAGTTGAACTTAAAGGCAGAGAGCCTAAAGATGATACAGAGTTTAATATACTTACTCTTTTAATTCTTATTGCTGAAATTGAAAAACAAGTTAAAGAGACTGGAGTATTTGAAAAAGTTGATGTACCTACAGATCCTGATGAGGAAACACCTGACGAAGATTTAGATTCAGATCATCCCCAACCTCAATAGTACTTTGTATTGCTAGGTTAAGTTCCTCCATGCTACAACTAGCAAAGGATTTACAATGACCTTCCCAACATAGGCCTGATCTTTCTTTTATTATTGTTTGCATTTCATCAAAAGTATGCCCTGATTCTGCTGCTAGTTCCCTTATAGATACTTTGATCTTAGATATCTGAGCATATGTTCCATTGTTTACATTAGCATCAAAAAATACATCAACCTCTTGGTCTTCTTCTAAGGTTTCTAAAAATATTTTATATAGTGAAGTTTCTCCTATATTCTTATGGATTAATTTACCATCTTTTTTAATTAACTTAACTGTTAATATTGATTTCTTCTGTGTCATATCATTAGTTCTTTTTTATTTACTTCTTCCATAACTTCCATCTCATCTAACGGCCTGAACCTTGTAGCTTTAAAAAATTCATATGGAAAAAAAGAATTTATCTCTTGGATTTTATATCCTGTTAGAGATTGTAATGGAAGATAAGATATTTCTATTACTGTATAAACCTCTCCTTCTACCACTCTTTTATCAAGTGGTAGATTATTAGGAAAGGCTGATGCATTAATGCATACTACTTTAAATGGTACTTTCATCTCCTTTAATTCTAGGTCTTTTAATTATAACTTCTGTGCTTAGTTTGGCAACCCTATTGATTTTACTACAGGGCTGACAGTCTTGCTGCTTTTTAGAACCATTAAAATGTCCACCACAATGGACGCATAGTTTTAAATAATAACCTTCTGAAAATGTTGATGGAAGTAACTCATATGTGACTTGTGTACTTGAATTGATTAGTTTTGATTTTATTGCACTCTTCCATTGATTAAACTTTAGAGGATGCACTTCTCCTTCTTCTGATTTTATATAAAGCCTAGCCAAATACATGTCATCTTTCATAACTTGATTATATAAGTCACCTCTAACAGACCAGTTTCCTTGTGCTGTTATGTGATCAGTAACTACTAAATCAATTATGTCTCCTCCAGATATAAGTACACCATTTAAATCTGCCCACATGTCAGATTGTTTATAAGGAATGGCTATTACATTACCTTTTAATTCCATTTTATTTTATATTGGTTTGTAACCCTAATGTGTCAAGTTCTCCTTGTATATCAAAAATATCATTGATGTTTCCTACTTTAATAGAACATTCACCACAATTTTTTGTTATTAAAGAACATTGTTCTGCTTGTATTGGGTCATGCTCACAGAATTTTATTAAGCACGCAGTTATATACAGAGAGTCTATATCTTTTTGTTTATATAAGATTAGCTCAGCCATATAATTTTATCTTGATTCAAATGACTTACTGCAGCTGTTACCCAATCTTCATCTATAGTGTTTCTATAGCACAGAATGTGTATACCTGCTGTGTCATCTGGATTAAGTCTTAGAAGTCTTCCTAATTTTTGAGATGTTCTTCTATTGTTAGCGTATGCATGCATTATTATACCTGATTTTAAGTTAGGGATATTAACTCCTTCACTTAGTTGTTCAACTGCTGACAACAAATCTATTTCATCATTTTTAAATTTCCTAAGGTTTTCTTCAGAATTTTTATTAGAACTATGATAACTGTGTTCAGCTAGTCTATCAGCTTGGTCTTGTGTATTGGCAAATAAAAGAGTTTTAGTTTTACGTCTACTAAGTAGCTCAAAGACTTTTTCTTCTTTACTTTTATAACCCATCATTGATTTCATTCTCATTACTCTGAGTATCTGCAATTGTTTAGGTGCTCCAGCTTTATTAATCCTGTCTGTCCAATAATTATAATTCTTTATTTCAGATGTCATCCAACTTTTGCCACCCATTTCAACAGGTATATTATTAGCTTTATCTAAATCAATCATATGAATATAAATTCTATAATCATTTAAGATATTATCCTCAACAGCAGTATCAGTCTTGTATTCATACACTTTAGGACAATATCTATTACACATTTCTCCTTTTTCACCACTGTTAAATTTAGGATATGTACCAGTTAAACCTACTACATTTATATTTAGGTGTCCTGCTTTTGTTAAATATTTAGAATGAGAATACTTTAATGAGTGACATTCATCTAGATATATAACGTCATAACAATGTGATTGTTTGGATAACGATCTATAGGTACAGAAATCTATT